TGGACCTGTTTTCACAGGGTACAAGGATAACCTTTTCACTTCAGAGTAATCTGAGTGAGGTCACAGCTGCAATCTTGCAGTCAGAGGTTACAACCAGTGGACTAACGAAATAGTGTTAATTCACAAGTTATGAGGTGTGCCATGGAAGATGATATTTTTGATATCACTCCCCCTACAGTTTTAGAATTGGATAGTTGCATATTTGAAGACTTTATCGGTGCCATTATGGCGTCCGTTGAGCTTTTGAATAGCGCCTATGCGTTCTTTGTAGAGAACATTGAACTAGCTCAGATATTTCTTCTGATTAGTCAATGAATGGTAGATGTTTCAACCTGGAAAGGATCCTAGGAATTATTTAACTTAACATAAGTTAGATATTCTGGAGGACTCAGACTAAGGTTGTACATCTGCTCATAACATTTCGTTTGAACAACTATAATGACGGTCAGATCGACCGTTACAGGAGACTTCTATGACAACTGGTAGCGTAATATGGGATGTTCCCACACACGACTACGTACGATGGCATTTCGCTGGCTATTTCACCCCAAAAACGGGGTATAGTAAAGTGTGGTCTGGCGGCGATGGCCGCGGAAAGATCAACACTTACGATTTAGCTATACGAAATTACTATCAAGGTTGGCTAGAAGGGAATCACTGGGCAAGAGGCTTCTCTTATCCGCCAGGATGGTATGATTACTGTCCGGCGAATGATAGACCCTTGTTCGCGTGTTTCGAATTTCCTGTTGCTCCAGCTGGAGTTACCGGCGGCGCTGAATTGCCCGCTATCGACAACTTAATATCCAATATCCTTGGTCATAGTTTTCAATTAAACTTGACTTTGGCAGAGGCACCTGAGACTTTAAAGTACATTCTAGGTAAAGTGAGAACTTTAGTTAGAAGCTTTAAATATCTTAAGAAAGGTGATATATTAAGAGCATTTAATGCAGTCGGTCTAACTCGTATTAACGGAAAGCGTATCAAGGTGTTGAAAAACCCTTTCAAAGCTCCACGTGAATACTGGTTAGAATACCGATATGCCATTATGCCTCTTGTCGGTGATGTAAACTCAGCAATGGAGTATTTAGATAGTAAAACAGGAAAACCACAATCCGCAAAAGTGCGCGGAGGTTCGCGGTACAAACCGTCTCTTTCTATGGCATCCAATTATATGGGAAATCCCATCTATTGGCCAAATCGAAAGGCGATGGAATACGCGAGTGCAGGAGTTACGTTGGTAGAGGATTTCGACTATGAAAGTGTTGATTGGTCGAATCCTTTTACCGCGGCTTGGGAATTAACCCCCTTCTCCTTTATCGTAGACTGGTCACTTAAAATCGGTGATTACCTACGAGCACGATGGTTTTTCCATTTCAGTAGTTATTCCATGGGTTATATTACAAGTTTCTTGAAATATAGCTCTGGAAATTATTCGGGTGACTTTTATGTCAGTTCACAAAACTTATGTAAGTTTAGCGGACCGATGTCGAGCTCATATGACGAACGTATTTATGTTCGTCGCCGACAACTAACTGGAACAACGATCCCCTTACCAGTGGTATTAAATCCTCTAACCGAGGATGGTCACTGGAAGCGTATAGTCGACAGCGTAGCATTGCTAGCTGGCTATAGCTCGTCTAACTCCAGAAAATGGCGTTAAGACTTGTGGAACCCTAGTACATTAATGTTTTATTAATGTCTAACCTTTAATGGAAAGCAATCCTGCTAACCATCTAACTTACGAGGACATATATTATGTCTGCAATCGCAAATGTAGTAATTGATGATAGTCAACCAACACCTATCTCACACACTTTAGTACCAACGCAAACTGCGCCAAATCCTAAATGGAGAGATACGGTGGCGGCACTTCCAATATCTGGTCAGGTCTCACTTGCTGTGAGCCAGACCCAACGCAATGGTTTGTATAAAACCCGCATTGTTATGGAAGTACCTGTCATGGAAATTGCTAGCGGTGAAAACAATGAAGGTTACACGGCTGCTCCAAAGATCGCGCACAGTATGCGCGTTGACTGTGTCTTCTTTGCTCACCAGCGTACAACGCTGGCGCAACGTGAAGACATTTTGGAACTTTTTGCTAATTCTTTAGGCAACGTTCAAGTTGCTGACAGTATTAACAGCCTGGTCCTACCTTATTAATTTAAGTAGTAGAATCAATGTGTAACTGAGGCTAGTCTGCCTCTTCTTTGTTTTTGTAACCAATCTGGAGTATGCCCTATGGGACACCCAAGAAAAGTTAAGTCAACTTTCTTTAAAGGAAAGTCGAAAGCGCTAAACGCAACTATCATTAATCAATTACGCACATACTATAGCCAGAAGATCTTTGAGTTATCTGGTATCGACTACCTTAGTCAATACCCTACTCAAGAATCCTTTTACCTGGCTCCGCAAGCTGCTTCATATCTTGAGTTTGTTACTGCTCAAGTAGAAGCGTTGGTACCGTGTATCTCTGTTTCAGCCTCGTCTGAAATATATATGTGGATGCGTCGTTTTGACGCACTTAGTGAAAAGAACTCATCTTTGGAATCGATAATCGATCCAGATGAAGTTGCATTGACTAAGTTCCGTGCGGCCGAAGCTCACTGTAAATCATTTAACGAAAGTATCGAATCTATCTATGATGCCAGCCCAATATTGGGCGTGGCCGCGCGCGGAGTTATCCACTCTGTGCAGCGAAAAATAAAGTCATATTTAGGAGACGTACCTACGTTATCTGAACTACATTGTGCTTTCGGAAGTGGTGCAACTACAACCTGCAGAAAAAGGACAACTGCAAAATGGAAGTTGTCAAGCCAACTGGCATGTTCAAGAGATAGCCTCAGTTCCTTAACGGAACTAGCGGCCTTGTATCCTACTTTAGATTGGTCTTCGACCAAACTAGACATGGGTTCCTTATCTTTTGTACCAAAGAATGCTAAGACATCTCGTTCGATTATGACTGAACCGGTACTTAATGGATTTGTCCAAAAAGGTATTGGCTCGCATATCAAACGGAAGCTTCTGAAGAAAGGCTGTAATCTTTACGATCAGTCAATCAACAGAACAAAAGCTCGCGTTGCTTCTATTAATAATAACGAAGCAACGATTGATCTTAGCGCTGCAAGCGACAACATTGCGTACCAGACTGTTAGATTACTTTTACCGTTTGATTGGTATGAGTTTCTAGCAACCTGGCGCACTGATACCGCCTATCTGAAATCTAGGAAAGAAGTGTTCCCACTCCATAAATTTTCATCTATGGGTAATGGGTACACTTTTGAACTAGAATCGTGCATTTTTTATGCATGTGGACAGGTGGCTTGTGAACTTGCGGGTATTTCACCTAATGCAGTTTCAACTTACGGAGATGACATTATTGTCCCTACGCAAGCGGTTGATGCATTATTTTCCATACTAACACTTTTAGGCTTCACTGTCAACAATGAGAAATCATTCTGGCACGGCCCATTCCGTGAAAGTTGTGGAGGTGATTACTTCTTAGGAGTAGACGTTCGCCCCTTTTATGTTAAGGACACCTTTACTGACGCTCGTCTTGTTGCATATAGCAACCAGATTGAACGTTCCGGTTACCCGGATCCTGTCTTAAGAAAGCTTATCGAGAGTTTCATTAACCCTCGAGACGCGCTCTATGGACCTGACGGTTTTGGTGATGGACATTTGATTGGATATGATGACATGAAAGAACCTTATCGCCGCAACCGCGGTTATGAGGGATTCATGTTCAAAACATTCACGAAAGTGCCTAAGTTGGAACGAAGTAAAGCCAATGGCTATCATCTTCTTCCAGCATACGAAGCATATCTATCTGAACTTAAGTCTCCATTGTTAATTAACGATAAGCGTTTGCTTACGTCTAGTTATCATAAAGATTGGTTCTATAGTCAAGCCATTAAAGGTATCGAGTATAGTCGTGAGACTGACCCGCATATCGTTAATGGTGGTGAACAAGCACGTGTTATACGTGTTACTTATGCCTCCTTACTCAGATAATCTGAGACACCGG